GTAGACGCTGCGTACTTGAGTCCGCTGCCTCCACCCATTTCCTTAGTTGGTACGTAAGCTCCGATAACATCGTAGGTGTGGTTAGTTACAATCATTGGAATGTTAGCTTGTCCCAACTTAAGTGTAAGCATACGGAATGCACCTTTGACCAGTTGTGATTTGGTCATATCACGAACTTGTTTATCGTTCAATGCATCCGTAATCTCTTTGTCGGTTGAAAGCATACCCAGAGAGTCTAACACAAACATACAAGGTTTGCGTTCCTCTAGTGGTTTCTTAAGATATATATCCACGGCTTTGAGTGCCTTGGTGCGAAACTCTTCAATGGTAACAACGTTTACAACAATCAGACGTGAAGTGTCAATGCCTCGTGACTCAATCAGTGTTTTAGTGATAGCAGCCTCAGTGTCAAAGTAGAGACAGTAACCATCGGGATTAACATTAAGAAAGTTCTTAACCACGGCGAGAGAGAAAAAAGTCTTTCCAGTAGAAGACTCTCCAGCAATAGCAGTAATTTTATTACCAGATACACCACCAAATACACTACCTGAGACCAGTGCATTAAAAATGTATGAGCCCGTATCAACATAAGATTCTGTCTCGTCTATATCAGAGGCAAGTTGTGTATACTCACCACCGATCTCCTTTACAATATCTTTTAAAAAACTCAATTCAGGATTCATCAATTCCATCGCAATGTTTTCAGGTATTCTAACACATTATCACGCACATCCATCAGCTCGTGATAACATTTTTGTTCGTGTGCGGCTTGACGCAATTCGTTGTCAGGCTTGTGTACACTCTCTATAAAAAGATCTAACCCTCTATTCCATTTATCTTTCTTGGATTCGGGATCGTGGCAGTAAGTCATAGGAAGAAGGATTCTAGGTTGACAGTTTTCTCTACACCCCATCCTATCACATCAAGAATAATTTTAAGAGGGTCTAGAAATGATTTCTCAAATTGTAAATCATAATCAACATATTTTTCGATACCGATTTCTCTAGGGAAATCTTGAATAAATGAAATCACATTCTCGTGAATGGGATTCGGAGTGCGTAGATAACAAAATTTAATCTTCTCACCATTCTTAATGAATGAATACTTACCATCTAGATTGAGTCGATTGATGTGGAAGTTGAACAACAATGCACCACGAACGTGTATTGGTGTTTTCTTTTCATAGATGGCTTGATTACTCTTGTACTTGGTAACCTCACTCACGGAACGTGGGAATGATATTTGTTCAGGAGGAAGTTTCTTAAACTTCTTTCTAAACTGATCGATAAACTTTATCATATCATCCTCAGTCCCAGACATCATCACTTTGAGTGCATCTTTGATGGCCTTGCGACAGAGAGCTGGGGTTGATGATTTGACCGCTTCAATACCCATAATCTTAAGTTTGGGTTCGGAATATCGAACACCCTCACTATCCCACACATTAAGAATATATCTCTTCTTTGCAGTCCAGATGCCACGATCCGCGATGTTCTCACGTTTCATAGACATCTTTTGATCGTATGCGTTCACATACTCAGCAAGTTCTTGATAACTCTTCTCAATGAAAGGTTCAATCTGGTCCTGACAAGCTTTGTTGAGAAAATCAACGACCTTCCCTTTATCAGATACTCCCTTAGGAAATACAAGATCAACAAGTGGACCAAGATGTAGATAGATAGAATCAGTATCAGACGCAATAACATAATCAATGTCTTGTGTCTTTAACAGTTTATTTAGATACTGATTCATCTTATGTTCAATCCAACGGATTGAAACCTGACCAGAGAGAGTGATCGCTTCGGCGTTTTCTAGTTTGTAATATCTAAAGAAGTTATTTCCGATAGCACCATAGGCGGAGTTAAGAGAGATCTTTTTGGCCATCTGGATGTTGTTACACCTAGCAATCTCTTTCTGAAGAACAATCGATGGTTTCTTTTCATATTCTATCTTAGCTTCGATCATCTTCTTTTTGAAGATAACCCGTTCATCATAATACTTCTGCATTAGTTCGGGAAGGAATCCCTGTCGATCCTTCTTGAACATTGCACCATTAGGACAGACTGCATAGTCCTTGAACAGTTCAAAACTGATTTCGTTATTCAAGATCCTTTCAACAGTTGCAGTGGGATGTCTCTCTTCAAGAATGGTCTCTGGCGAGATGTTGTACTGCATAATGAGATGAGGGTAAAGGCTGTTAAGGTCAAAACTAACCACCCAATCATAACGCCCAGGAATCGGTTCCTTAACATAGGCTCCTGCATACTTTTCATCCTTCTTTTTACCTTCCTTAGGGGGGATTACAATATCTTTTCTTCGTAAGTAATTATAGATAATCGAGTCCCAAAGTCTCACTTGGAAAAATATATCTTGATAATTGACCTTTGCATCATAGGCCATCGTGAGTGCAAGTTCAATCAACTTAAGTTTATCCTCAAGTCTATCAACCAGTTCTACGTCAATAATGTTGTATTGAACAAACTTCTGCCATCCCTTTGTATAAAAGTCTTTGAATGTTTCGAACTCACTATGATCTAGTTTTTGTGAATTGAGTTCCTGTTGTGCGATATAATCTAGTCGGAAACTTTCTTGGTTGGGAGTTGCAGGTGACCAACGATACAATCGCATATAGTCCAGAATAGACACACCACCAACATCAACGCAGAAGTTTTTACGACCCTGCACGTACATCTCCTGTTGTGTCACCAGGCCCCAAGGTGACAAACGTCGCATCAACTTTTCCCCTAGGACACGATTCAATCGACCAGCAAGATATGGTAGGTCAAAGAACTCACAGTTCCATCCAGTCACAACGTCAGGTGTGTTTTCAATCCACCACTGGATGAACGTACTCAACAGTGCGTATTCAGTCGGGCACTGAATATACTCAACGTTGTCCTGATTGTTATCAAATGGCCCCACACCCCAAGTGATAATTTTTTTCGTATTATAGTCTTGAATCGTAATAAGTAATAGTTCCTCTGAACAACTTTCAACGTCAGGAAACCCGTACTCAGCTTTGGTTTCGATGTCAATGGTTACAAGATTAATATTGGCTATATCAAAGTCAATCTGTTCCTGTGGATAGGTATCAGAAATGTATTGATAGATGAAACGTTCAAAGCCATAAATCTTAAAACCATCCACACCTTCGTACTTCTGAATGAAGTCACGGGTTTCGCGGATGGTTCCAGGCTTGATTGGTTCTACTAGTTCACCAGATAGAGTTTTATATTTCGTTTTCTTCTTTGAAGGCACATACATCGTAGGATGAAACATCTCACGACTCATATACCGTTTACCATTTTCATAACCACGGACCAGGATCTGATCCCCAACCATTTGTACGTTCGTATAAAATCGCATCAGGTGTTCTTCAAATACCAATCAAGAAGTTTTTCGGCAGGCTCCACAAAGGTAAAGACATCATCCGATCTGATTAGTATAACATCCTGTTCCGTAAATGACAACCACGGAACAAATCGGTCTTTGTTATCATCACCCTGAACGATTTCGAATGGTTTAACTAACTTACAATCTGGTTGACCAATATCAGATGTAACTTCAACTACCTCAGCAATGATAACTTTATCATTCTTCAAGAGTAGACACTGTACGTTCTTTTGCATTGACTTGTTCCTCATATGATTTTTTAATTCTATCAAGTGGCTCACAAATTGTCACAACCCAGTCAGATGGAATTTGGAATTCAGTATCATCTGAAAATGGTTGCCACTTGACAAAATTGACATTGACTCGATTAGGATCTTCCTCCTCTGTAAGAGTCATCACTCTTGATAGACTTAAAGTTTTTGGATCCTTGAGTAGAAAACCAATGATTTGTTCTCTACCATCTTTTTCAAATACAAGTTCTTTTACGTCAGCGACGACCTCTTCCGAAGATTTTAGAACTAAAAGTTTTACAGACATCTTTTTCTCCAAATTATAAAGGGGGTTACCAATTAAGGCAACCCCAATGCATGGCACGCAGGCAAAGTTATTTAGAGGTAATCTTTACGAGCGTGATGTTCTGGAACTATTTTCCCAAGTACGACCCGTAGAAGTCCGTCCTCAAATGTGACCTCCCTAACTTCGGTGTCGTCGGATAGAGTCCACGCTCGTTTAAAACTTCGGCTAGCCACTCCCTTGTGGACAAACGTCCGATCCGTTTCGGTGTCTGCTTTTTGCCCCTCGACAAAAAGTTTTCCATACTCGGTGAACACATTGACCTCCTCCTTCTTAAACCCCGCGAGTGCAATTTCTAAATGCGACTCAACATTATTTACCTGAATAAGATTATAAGGTGGGTAGTTTGTTGTTGTTTCGTGAAGGTGAAAGAGACGATCGAAATATTCATCCATTCCGATAGAGTTGCGGGTGATCTTCTCCATCAAACTAGGCAGATCCGCAGCAGTATACCTTGTAAGGTTAGTCATTATGGTAGCTCCTTTAAAAGCGAGTTTGTGTTTTGTGAACCCCGAAGGCGTTCAATAATAATTATAAGACATCGCATAAAAAACGGGGTGTTGAACCCCGTATTTTTCATTCGGCTTCTTCTACTTTTTTCTTTTTACCAATGTTATATTTTGTTTCCAAGGCCCATTCATTCTTCTCTTTGTAAGAGAGAACCTTGATTTGGTTGAGAGGTGCAATTTCTGCAACACTCTCCTCTTTGACAACATCAATCAAACCCCAATCACAAAGTAATTGAGTGATGCGATTGCGACGTTGAACATCATTGACAGTTAGATTGGCTTTCTTACCGTCAAGAGCAAAAA